TTTTAATGTAGTTCTGAATTGCATTTTCAACATCCTCATCTGTCCAAGTTCCTTTTATGTATGCTGATGCTGGTATTGTGTTTGCAATGCGTGTGCTTCCTGAAACAAAAACCACTGTAACAGTGAAAGTTTCATCGTTTGGATTATCTAAAGTAGAATGAACCTCATAAGTGAAGTCATCTAACTCTACGTTGTGTGATTCTAGTTTTATCATAACTCTGAAATATTTCCGTAACGCATTAATATAAATCTTTGGTTCGCAACTTTAGACGAGCCGCCGATTGTATTATTTGCCGCTGTGCCGGCGAAAAAATATGCAGCCAAAGTGTTGTTTGGAATCGTTGTTGATGTCCACAATCCATTATTTGCCGCGACAACATTTAGGTTAAATGGAGCGTAATTTGTTGAGGGCGTTACGCCTCTGTTAAGCAAATTGTAAAGTTCTGCTTCATTAGGCAAATAGCAATCAGCATAAGCACCGCGCGTATATGGCTGTGCCGCCATTGCATTAGTCCATGTTGCCGCAGCCTCATAAACCCTGTACCACATTAAGAACGCACCCGTAACTTGATTGTATGTTGACCAATCAATAATCCAATTGTCGGCATACGTTTGACCACCTAAAATATCTGTGAATCTATTTGTGTTTCCAAAATAATTATTATGTGAAAGCGTCAAAAAATCAACACCGTTTCCACGTTCTAAATCACCATCATCGTTCGCCACATAAGATGTTGTTTGCCCTGTCTTAAATGGATTAGAAGTATTTAAAGCCTGTGAATTTTGAATTTCTATTCTTAATATGTTCGGCGTATCTTCGATTACGTCACCAATTGGGTTTGCGTCAACAGTTTGAACTATTATCGATTTATTCTGTCCGCTTGGTGTTTCTTGAAGTAAGGTAACACCATTAAAATCACTTGTAACATTATCAGCAACCATTTCATTTGCTTGGGATTCAGCGTAAAAATTCTGAGTACTTAAAGTTTCGTTTGCGCTGTTTTTTAGTATTACCTGCGTATCACCAACACGCCATTCAGAACCAACTTTTGAACCGACATTATTTGCGCCTGTTGAATCTTTAACTGGTAAATCTTGATTTGTTGAAACGTCAGTATAAAATAAAGTTCCATTAACAGATACGTCTAAAGTTGTTGTGCCACCAGTAATACAATTATAAGTGCTTCCTGCTGGCTTTACCTCGCTAAACACACCGTCAACTGAAATAGAAACACCAGCGCAAACAGGGGGCAAAGTAGCATTACAATTAGGCTTGTAAATAATGTCAAAACTTGCCTTTAAAACATGAAAATGACTTAAATCAGTTAATTTTACACTCTCTTTTAATTCGCCTGAAATAATCAAATCACGATAAACATTATCTATACCCTCTGTAAATGTTATGTCTCCGTAGATGTAGAAATTCTCTTTTTTCAACACGCGTAGAACATCCATGTTGAACTGTTCATCCATGCGCTCTGTTTGTCCGTAAAGCGCAACTAAATCGGCCTGAAAAATTATAGATATAGATTGTTTTATTCTTTTATCTGCATCACTGAAAATCCTTTCGTCGTTGTTTAAAAAGAAACTTGTAACACTGAATTTATCAGAGTTTAAAACTTCTGTATAGTCTTTTTGGTCAAGTGAAACTTCTGGAATAATATCATCATTTCTGTAATTCTTATTAGCGCGGGGGTACATTTGATAAGTAGCCGCACCATCCCAATAACCCAAAAGCGATGGATAGAATTTTTGCTGTAATTGTTCAATCACAATATCAACACCATCTCTATTTGTCTTGCTTACTATTGCCATTGAATTAAATCCTTTAATATTTGTACTGGTCTAATCATATCTTTAACTTACACACCCCCAAAATGATGTTGTTACCGTTGCTGGTGCTGCCGCGGTTGCTGGTAATGCCGTTGTTAAACCACTTGTTGAAGTTCCGCCCATTGAAGGCGATGCTGCGTTTAACGCACCGTTTGTTTTTGCCGTGTTTCCTTTAATTGTTGGAACAGTTGTAGCCGTTACCATGATACCTAAATAATGGATTCCTGAATAGGTAGTTGTAAAAGTAGATGTTAAGGATAATGTCTTTTTACTGTTTGCTGCCCATGCTGTTGTAGTATCGTTTGTACTTGACCTCAATAGGTTAAAACTTGAATCATACAAACCAAATAATTGATTCGTTGGTGTACCAGCCGCAGTAGTTGCGCTCCAAAAAGATATTGAACTCACAACCGTTCCAGACGGCAACCAAATAGCCTGTAATGATAAACGCCCTGTTGAAAGTAAAGAAGTATTTACTTCGTAGCAAAGGTTTCTATCAAACGTTTCATATTGCGCCCCTGAGATAACGTAGCGATTGTTTAGTAAAGGTGTTGCACCAGCACCAATTACAATAGGTATTCCATTTGCATCGAAAGGAATCCATTTTGAACCGTCATACTCAATACGCTCACCAGCCTGCAAAGTTCTACGATAAACCACAACTGTAGCGCTTATACCGTCGTCATGGTAAATTATCAAGTTGTTTGAAGCAGAGCCGTAGTTATAAAAACTTAGGTATTTTACTTGACGTTGCGTTGATGCGGATGGGCTTGAAACAACAACGGTTGAAGTTGCTGTAACTGAGACGGTATTATCAGAACCACCAGTCAAAGTAGTTGAAGTCAGGTCGGCATAATTAACGCTAATCCCAATACCTTCGCTAGTGCTAGTAGTTACTGTAATTTCTGCGCTTGTATTTGATAAAATCATACTTAAAAACCTAAAGACACCCTACCCATTACTTCACCATGCGTTAAACCTGAACCACCGCCGCCTGTTGATTCGATCTCAATATTTATCCTTTGGTGATTTGGGTCAACAGTTGTTGTTAACGTGATGTTTGTACCAGCCACAAAATTAAGCACACGGACATCTCCTATATTTATCCCATCCTCTTGTATAGATATTTTATTACTCATGGTAATTGGTATAAAAGTATTGTGATAGTTCCAGTTGGTGATCCTGTATTCGTGTAAACGAACCTCAAATAATTAGGCGTAAACGTTTCATCTTCAAACCTGCAAGGCAAAGTAAAACCAGTTGATGTTGTCTTATAATTTTGCCAATCAGACCCATCATTTGAACACTGAACCGTTAAAGTTGGCGCTCCGTCAGATGCGCTCCGTGTTGCCGTGAAGTTCCAAATACCATAATATTTAGTAAAGTCAATAGATTCAGTATTAAATGAAGATACAGCCGTATAAGCCGACACTTCAGTAGTCGAAACAAAAACTTTTATCTTCTGTTTTACCCCCATTAATAGAATCTCTTTAGTAAATTCTGCTTGTAATCCACAAATTTAATGTTAAAATTTTGACTTTTGTTTAAAAATGACTCAGGATTTTCAACATTTAGTAAAGAAACTTTCAGATTCTTGTAATCCTTAACATTATTTGCGTTGTAATCGCTTAGTAAAATGTAGTCAGCCAAAAGATTATCGTAAATCATTTGGTCACTTATATCACTCTGAATGAAATCTAAGCGTAGATTCCACTCATTTGAGAGCATTGTCTGAACCTGAAGCAAGTTTCTGTAGTTATCAGATAGGTTATCGATCTGTACAGGGATATTTGTATTTGTCAATCTACCGTACCAACGTATTTGTTGACCCCATCCTTTAGGTTTTCCGTATTCATGCGTACCGGGTACACCGCCATAGCTTAAATTTCTGTAATCAAAACCACCTTCGATATAACCCGAGTTGTACGTTTCTATTCTTACTGTGCCATGAGCAGCGTCACACGTGTACGGCATCACTTGAAAAGTAGGGTATGTTTTGTCAAATATTGTGTTTGTTGCCAAGTTTTTAACCACAATTCTGACGGAATAATTACCATAACCGTATAGTTGCACTACTTTATACCATTCAACAATTAATCCAAAAACGTTATCTTTCAATTGATCTACATCATAAAAATTTCCGTACGTGTCATCTGTAATTGAGTAATCCGTATCAGTATCTAAGTCGGTTAAAGTTATTTCAACCGTTGCGTTTGTTGGCACTTTCAATATCCAAGAGTACCAATCGTTTTTATCTTTGTTTGCAACGTCTGTTAAATAAACAAAAGCTGGTACAACTGATTCACACGAACACCAACAACAATCTGTTGAAGATGTTTGCACCATTGAAGATGTTGCCTTTACAGTGTTTTTAGTGTGTAAATATTTTTGAGTGCGTAGCGTAACGCCTCCAGCCGCTATTGTTATCATGCTAAAGTTTTATTTTTAATACGTCCGTAAATATTATAGTTTACACCATCCTGTAAATTATCTCGGTTCGTGTAGCAAATCAATTTAATCAAGTTATTTGAACTCACAACCTCGACATATTGATAATTTCCAGTATTCAATGTATCACTAGGCGTTAAAGGATTTAGTACGTTAGTCCAATCCTTAGATGTGTGCAAGAACCAAGACGCTTGATCTGATCCGTCACGCTCAATCCAAATGTAACCCTCAATATTTGCTAGTGTAATCGTTCCTGAACTGTGAGCAAATGATATTTCGATTCTTACAGTTTGATCTATGAATATATTTTGAGTCAATTGATTTGATTCATCATAGTATAAAGTTGACCCAGTGTAACCGCCTCCGCTCGTATCAAAATTAGCGATATTCGATTCAAAAGTAAGTTTACGGTAAACAGTGCTGATTCCACTTAATGTTGTTACTGTGAAATCCCATGCCGCAAAAACCTCAAAAGAATCTACATTTGAATAGTTAGAAGTTTTGTAGTTCTGGTTATTCTGTGGATAAGCATTATCATAAAAACTATTTGGAATGTTTAGATTTTGAATCCAATCCCTCCAAGGCGTTTGAAAGCCAACATAAAAGGTCATAACCTGCGAAGCTGAAGCAATCACAGGAATTGTACTTGATGCTTGCAGTAAATTCAAATCCTCATTCGCTGGAAGGTTAAAACCAGCCGTAACAGATGTATTTATTATCTGGTGTGCATAACCTAAAACTGTAACCTGTGAAAATATACCAGATGGATTAGGGTAAATCGGAACGTTTATACTCAAAAGTTCAGCCGTATCAGTTCCGTTTGTTGTGAATATTTTAAATTCTGCTTTGGTTATCTTATTGTTTAGGCCGACAATTGGAGCATAAGCCGCACGTGTTACAGTTGCTTTACACCCGCCTAAATCACCGTTCCATCCAGTCCATGATGAAAGCCTACGTGAACCTCCGAAAGCCTCAAATGGTTCAAAAAACTCTACATCTACACCAGTTATAAGTCCTGAAATATCTAAGTTCTTTGAAAACTGATTTAAGTCAACTGGCAATGTGACGCGATCATTTCCAGCCGCAGGATCAACACCAGCCGTTACAAAGATTAAGTAATTAGAACTGTCAAATATTCTAGCTTGTTCGCCAGTGTCATAAGTAGCAACAAAAGAAACGTCTAAAAGCGTTGGATCAGCATTTATATCTACTGTGCAAACCGTGATAACATCCGTACCAGTTCCAGCCGCCGCACCTTCTAACTGTGCAACTTGGTCAAATATCCAAATATCATCAAATATCTCAGTTTTGTTTGCGTACTCTGTTTCTGTTGGTAGTTTAGAGTGTCTGATTATCAATTTATCAACACCAGCGTTCCAGTTTCCGTTATTCTTTTTGACTTGAAATGTAACCGTATTTGCTACCGTTCCCTCTAATACGCCTGAGTTGTCAGCGTTTGAAATAGCAACATTCTGAACTTCGTAATTATTTGCTAATCCGTTAAAGTTTTCCCAGAAGTAACCAACTTGACCAATACCACCTTTTAATTCTGCTTTGATATATTCGCCTACAGTATTACCACCCCAAAACCAACCGTTATCATAAGTAACAGAAGCAGTTCCAATAAATTTATCGGGTGATGTTTGTTGAAAAATGTTGTCATATTCACCATCGATATAAAAAGGAATCCTAAATTGATGTACAACCGTGTACTGGAAATTATAAGTTGATACCGTGCCATCGTAACGCCCTTGAATAGACTCTGATAAATCCCATGACTTAATCCCAAGACCGATTCGCGTCATATCCTGAAGCGATCCAGTTAGGTTTGAGATGTAGTAACCTTGTGTACATGAATCAAACCAACTTGTATAATTTATACCAGCGAATCCATTCGGATTGATACCGTATTTGTAAAGCATCGCATCTGGAACAGAGGTTAATCTGAATCTAAAATCAGTTCTAGTTGTTTCAGTGGTCATTCCAGCTGTAATTAAATTAGCTTTTGTGACCTTTATTTTATTGTAACCAGACCCGTAAAGAAGCCCAACAGTACAAGACTGAACACCAAAAATACCACAATCAACATTTATTACAGCACCTACATACATCCCTTGAGACATAAAGTTTATACCAGTTGCTACAAATTCACCATAAGTTGCGTCAGCTGTTGGATAATACGTCATAGTCTGAATCTGATCCGGATTTACAGATACAGAAATCTGGATTTGTTGTGTCAATTGGATTCTATCACCAACGTTCCCTTGTAAGTCAGTAGTGTAAACGGTGGTTGGGTTGGTTGAAAAATCAAAACCGTTATTCCATTCATCGTTGAATCTTTGTTCTAAAATTGAGTAACTGGTCATTTCATATCCTCTTTAAATTGTTCCTTTAACTTTTCAACACCGTTCAAATCACCAGCCATTTGCAATTTAGCAACGTTTTCTTGAAACTTAGATACCTTTGCGCGTTGTTCAGGTGTTAACTTTTGAAGTAATGCCTTTTGCATTTCTCCTAATCCTTTTAGCGCGGCGTTAAACCCTTCAATTATCTGGTTATTTTCTTCCATTATACCGTTGTTTCTTCTATGTTTACCGCCCAATTTGACTGGATGTAAAAATCACATACAGCTTGATCTTGATCTGGCAACCATGCTATGCGCGTAAATTTACCTAAATTTCCGTTAACTGTTGTAAAATAACTATTAGTAATTAACGTATTAAAATCATCTATTCCCATTGGTATAGTTACTTCTGAATAGACATCTTTGGCGTTAGTATCTGATAAGTCTAAAGGATTACGCACACCCCCAACAAATGATTTATAAGAATGGTAGTTGTTCTGAAGCGCAACCGCCCCGATAATGTCTGCGTAATTTGCGGGGATTCTATTGTCAGAACTTTCTAAATAAACTATTTTAGCCTGACTAAAGAAGTGGTTTTCTACCTTCATACAGCCTGAACGCTTATGTAATACACCTGTAAAGATTTCAAGTACTGGAAAAGCAGTAGTTAAAATTGATGCTACCGAATTAAAGTATTCTTCGATCGTGTCTTTCACTTGGTCAAGCCCATTAGTTATTCCTGTGAAGTACGTAAACAAGTCATCAAAGGCATCTTTTCTAACGCACATTGAATAAGGAATATTGATCTGTTCTGAACCTGTTAACAGTACTCTTTTTTCTTCATTCACGTTGATAGGCGTAACCGTAGTTACTGAAATCTGATCTGCTACGGTAGTCAATGTCCAAAGGTCGCTTGAATCCGTTGTGTATTGGAGTATTCTTGAACTTACTAACTCATTATAGTTAATAGAACGCATTCCATTCTTAACAAACGCCTGTTCGATTTTTACGTTAGGCATTACGAACGTACTTGACTGAATCCAATACGGATCATTGTACGGCCTAATCACTAGAGTATTGCCGACTATTGCAACTTTCGTATAAAAAAGCATATTAGAAAGTGCAAAAAGATCACTTGTCACCCAACCAAAATCTCTAGGCTTAAGAATACCAACGCCTGTAGAGGTTATCATTGTAGTTCCAATTTCGTCATCTTTCGATGGACAAAGTTTTGTTTTTTGCAGTATCGTTCCAAAAACACCAGCGTCTAAAGAGTAACCACAATATCCAACCGCTTTTTCAATTGCAGTGTATAAACTTATTCCTTTATGATAGCGAATAGGTGGGAAAAATGATTCTTGTATCTGCTGAAATAAATCAATTAACTGACTGATTAAAAGCACTAGGTTTATCATTGTTACCGTCAAGTTTACAACGGCTTGACCAACACCAGCAGATGTAATATCTGAAGCAATGTTTATAATCTTATGAATCTCATCATACATTGTCTTTGATAAGTTCACCACCTGAAACAATATGAAAACCTTTTCTAGTTGGGTTTTTCTGTTTTCAACGATGTATGGAATATTAGCATAATCAGAAGGTGCAAAAACTCCTTTCTGATAGAGTAATTCCATTGTAATACCACGCAAACGAGTATCTAAAGAAGCTAGGCCGTTATCCTGTTTAATACCACATATCAATTCAATGTCTGATAAGTACTGCATTGTACGAAAATCCAAATACCCTTTGAATGGTGTATAAGTTGTCGTTTCGTTTGAGATGGAAATTTGTAACGGCAGCCCCTCAGTAGGAAATGTAGAAAACCAGTTATCAATTGCGTTCTTTGAGTCGTTTACAAAAGAAAATTCTGACGTTGTTATATTGGCTTGTACGCTATCACCATCGAAAGTAGCCAATACTTCGACACCTCTCCACTCTCTAGGCGGTTCGTATTCTACTCCGTTGAGTTTATATTTCGTTATCGTTGCCATTAACTAAATAACCCTCCGATTTTTTGGTGATTTTTAAGCACTCTTTGTCTGTACGCAATTGTCTCAGTCGCAATCTTTGTTTGAGTGTTGTAGTCTATTCTATTCTCTGGAATATCAATTGATTTAATCGCTTTTTCTACTGAGTCAAGTTTTTTGGCTAGGATATTTTCAGAGTTCCCAATATTGGAACTTCTATTAACTACTCCCATTGAATAAGCCAATGCAGCGTTAGCAACATCTGACGTAGTTGTTAATCCAGCGTTTTGTAGTGCGCTTGTTTTCTTGCCGTTCAGAATCATTTCTGATCCATCCACTCTGGTAATATAACCATCACGGCCTGACATCATTGGTTTACCTAGTGCTTCCGCTACTGTGCCTTCAGTACCTTCATATAACTTAGGTAGTTTAGCGATAAATGTAGAGAGTTCAGTACCAGCGTTACTCAATGCGTTACCGTCCCCTGAATTTATTTTCTGACTGGCAAGTTCTAAAGCCGTTACAGTTAGTAACAGGTTGCGTTTCTTTTTTTCAAGTTCTTCAATTTCTAGTGACTTTTGAGCGTTAGCAATTTCCTGTGCCTTGATAGATTCAGCCGCATCAACGTTGCCTTGATTTGCTTGCTCACGTAAATAAGTCAATTTATCTTGACCTGCTGCGAGTTCGTTTTGCTCAATCTCTATACGTCTGTCAATCTCATCTGCTAAAGCGTCAGTAATTTTCTTTGCAAGGTTTATAGACTCTTCAGCCATTTTACGTCTACGTGCTGCCGCTTCTTCTTCTAGTCGCTTTTGTTCTTCGTAAATTGCCTTTTGTTCGTCTGCATATTTCTGATATTCAGCGCCACCAAGCGCAGCCATGTAATCGTAAACGTTGTCTTCTTCAGGGTCGAATTGAGATAGATCAACGCCAGTTAAAGGAATCTTCTTTTTATAGATGCGTTCTACTTCTTCGCCTAGTTTTTTAACCTCTTTCGCAACACCACTAATACCAGTTGCTGTGTTTTCTATTTCGGTTGTAACTTCTTTTGAGCCTACTGGTGTACGTCCTTTTGCTGTGCCAGAATTATCAAGACCCATTGCAAACATTTCTTGGTTCAGTTCTGCAATATCATCTGTTATCCCTTTTAAGGCTTTTCTGTATAGGTTGAAAGTAGGTGAGTTCCACATTGTTTCTTCACCCAAATCTTTTAATGCTTTATCTGCTTCGCGTTTTGCCCTGTATAACTCTGTTAATTCTTCTTCAATCAATTGGCTTTTAATACGCTTTTCCATTTCAGCGTTAACCTTCTGATAAGCCTCCCATAGTTGGTTCATCATTTGGGTTTCGTCATCAATATTCGTTAAGGTAGTGCCGTATGTTGCATTAATCTCATTTGTTAATGCTAACATTTTCTCCTTATCCCCAATAGCATCTAAAACACGAAGTCTAAGAACGTCCATTTTTGCACGTTCGCTCTCGATTTGTTCGTTGTATTTCTCAGTAACTTTCTCTAATGCCGTTGTACGGTCATACATTTGCCAAGTCTGTTTAACTAGGTCAATCATTATCGGAAGCAATGCAGCCGCTAAACCAACCCAACTAGCAAACCCAACTTTTACCTGTTTAAGTCCTGCGTTTGCACCAGCAAGCCCCTTAATCATATTGCCGATAACCTGAATAAATCCAGTGCCTTCTTTATTGACAAGCATTAAGGCAATACGATATGAAGCCCATACCGATATACCACGAACAACCCAACCGATAATACTCTCTAAATTATCAGCAACAAAACGCAATACACCTTTCAGGCCGCCTAATACATCTGAACCCTCAGACCATTTTACCACCAAGTTCTGCCAAGCCGCTTTTAACTCATTCACAACGGTTGCCATTGTATCTGAATTGATAGCCGCTTGTTGAGTCGCGACACTTGTACCTGTTACTCCTTTAGTGTATTCTTCAAACAATCCAATGTTAGAAAGTAAGATTTTACCAGTAGATATGTTTTCAGCACCGAAAGTCTTTTGTAGGAAAGCGTCTTGCTCCATTGCAGTTCCTAACGAATCGAATTTCGCTTTCGCTTCCTCTAGTGCATCGTTAACCTCAAATTGTCCTGAAGCGTAACCAAACGAAGCCTGTTGTAATTTTAAGATCGAACCTCTCAATTTTGTTCCTGACTCAGCACCAACTACCCCAAATTTACCTAAAACCTCAATCAATGCTACTGATTCTTCAACCGTGATATTCGCACCTGACGCAACAGAACCGAAATTCTTCATTGCCTCACTTACATCGGTAATACCAGCCGAACCAACCAAAGAACCAGCCGCCAACACATTCATTACACGTGCGCTTTCAGTTGCTTCTAATTTGAATTGATTCATTACTGAGGCCATTGCCAAAGTACTTGACTCTATACTATCACCAGAAGCCTTACTTAAAATGATTGCAGACTCAGCAACCGCTTTCATGCCTTCTGAATCCTTTAACAATTGTGGCATTTGGCTACCTACAATCTCAAATAGTTTAGTAGTCTCTGTTACACCAACTTTCATTGATGTTGCAAGGTCTAAAATAGTTCCTTTGAGAGCTGTTAAATCTGAACCTGTTGCCCCAGTGATTGCGCTTAATGATGCTGTGGCCTTTTCAAAATCTACCATTGTTTTGAAAGCATCGCGCATTATAGTGAACGCAGAGAACGCTAAGCCTAATTGACCTAAAGCAGACGTTAACCCTCCTATCGCGCTCTTATAGTTTCCTATATTCAAACGCTGTTTACCCATCGCATCACTGGAATTACGAATAATCTTGTTATTCTTATCCAACTGTGCGTTGATTTCTTTTAGTCGGTCAGTTCCTTTTTTAGTCTCTAAATTTAATCCTTGACGTTCACGGGTTAACTTAGAATTTTCAACTGAAAGTCTTTTAAGCGTTCCAATTTCCTTATCTTCTAAGGCTATTTGTTCTTTGAGTATTTTACTTTGATTCGCGTTAGCCTGTTGTAAACGTAATTTACCCTTTACAACTTCATCATCCGCTGCGCGTAATTGTTTATCCAATTCAATAGAAGCCTTAACCGCCGCGTTTGATTGTGCGTAAGCCTCACTAACTCTTTTTATTTCTGTAACTGAAGTAATGCCGTTTCCTTTTCCGAGTGCCTTTGAGTTCATCGCTAAACGTAGCACTGATTTATCCAAAGCATCGTAAGCCGCTTTCAGTTCTTTTGCGTCCTGAATAGCGTTTTCAAGGTGGTTATCCTGAATTATATCACTTCCCTTTATCGTCTTTGCCATGTTTAGTTTCCATGTTTTTGAGGGCGTGATACCACTCTATTACTGTAAATTTCTTTGGGTCTATTTGAAACCCTTTATATGAACTCACATAATCCAAAACTTTATAGAACCTAGATTTAATTCCAGCACCCATGTTTTCGATTCTGCTATTCTCAATACTTATCAAATTTAAAAGCGAACGGTCTTTTGTCTCATAGAATTTAATGTTCAATCCTATCACCTTGCGCATGGTTTTTAAACGAACTAATAAAGCGTCATCCACTCCAAATTCGTTCATGTGTTGCTGTTGTAATTCCTCCCAAATTAATTGACAAGTCTTATCAACTTTTTGATCTTTGTAATTCTTAAACAGATAAATGAGCGATCCATCTTCACATATTTTATTCCAATTCCAAATGGGCATATCCTCTATACTAACCCAACAATTATTTAGGTAGTAAGAATCTAATGTACCAATTGACGAAATACTCATGCGCTTTGTTTATCAGTTCTTGTAGACTTTCGTCTGTTAATCCTTCAATCTGTTCACCAAACTGTTCTATTAGTCCTTCAGTTGGGTCTGAATCTATCGTAATAAATCCATTTCCTACTGTTGCTTTAAAACTTCGCCAATAGTTACCAGTGTCTCTTAATTCGTATTCTTTTCCACCTCTTTTTTTTCTGTCAAATAAACTGTAAGTTGTTCGGTCTGCAATCCTATTGAAAAGAGTTTCACCAAGCGAATCGACGTGTTGTTTACCCATTTGCTCAGAAGTATTCATAAAGGTTATCAAATCCTTTATTGTCCGATTATCCAAAGCCAGCTTAAATACTGTGTTCTCTTTACCTTTAAAGGCTATTAGCTTAGTAGCATAAGTGTATAAAGCAGTTTCCTTGAACATAAAAATAACCTACCCACGTTTAAGCGGGTAGGTATTTAGTTTTATTTATCGGGCTTTTCAGCATCCTTAGGCTTAAACTCAGGCTTTACCTCTTTCGATTTTGGCGCTGGCTTAATTCCTAATTGCTTGGCTAGTGAAACGTAATCCAGTTTCCCTTCAAACGTTTCTTTCAACTGCTCAAAACTCATCTCTTTTACAGAGTCGTTAAGAGTAGTTTTTCCTGTTACATCCTCAAATACCACCATACTACTAAGGAATAGTGATTGATATTGTACCAGTTGCCTCGTAACCGTCTTTAGAGAATGTTAATCTTTGAACATCTGCTGAAGTTGCAGTAGGTTGAACAAAGGCATAACGACCTGGAACGGTTGAACTTTCAGTTACCGATGTGATCGTGATTGATCCTGGGGTTGGCGTTACTTCTGCTAATGTAAAATCAGCAAGTACAGCACCTACAAAAGGAGTTTTCTTGAACTGAGTTCCGTAGTGTGAGTAAGAAACATCTACAACGAAAGTAGTTGTTGTGATGCTCGTTGCAGCAGCCATTGTTACATCAACTAGACCAACGTAATCAGTGATAATAACTTGAACGTCATTTGCACCAGTTCCGTAATCGATGTAAGCAATATCCCCGTCATTTTCTAACTCAGATATTGCAAACTGAACCATAACCATTGCAGGTGTTTCATCTACTTTTGAAGGTGGATTGTAAACAGCACGCATTGTTTTAGGCTTAATTCTGAAAGGACGTAACTCACCAGCTACTGAACCATTACCACCGATTTGATCGTTGATAGAGAATACATAGAATGACATTGTTTGACAAGCCATTGAGTTAAACGCATCAGCGATTTGTGGGTGCGCTCCGTCAACAACTGTGAAAGCCATTGTACGAACACCTTCAGATGTTGTGATTTGGAAACCGTCAAGATCAAAAGTATTAAACTCTGCGCGTGTATCTTTTACCTGATTAATTACAGGCGAAGGGAACAAGCGTTTTGATTTGTCAGTTTCGTTAATCAATCCTGAAAAATACGTATCATCCAACGTGTCAGTTGAAAGGATTTTATTCATTGTGCCATCGTTGGCGAATGTGTTGATGAACCCTAATTTCTGAGGACGTTCCAATACACCTACGCAATTGGGTTGCCCAAAGTTCTTAACGCCCGTACTACATGTACATAAAGACATAAATTTTTAATTTTAATTGCGTATCTGAAAAAAGCCCCTCAGATACATAGGGCTTATCTTAATTATGGCTCTTCAACTGAACACAGTTTACAAACAGCAATTCCCGAAACGGTTTGAACGCTTGAGAATATTCCTTGAATCCTTTCGCCCGCAGGTATCGCTACCGTTGTCAAAGTTTCACCAGTCTCAGTAGTCGCTGTAATACTTGACGCTGTACTTGCAAAAATCTCGCAGAAATACTCACCAGCCGTGCTTGTTGTTGCGTTTAAAACACGCAACCCATACGCTCCGCTTGTTGCCATTCTCCAATGGAGTTCGTTGTCGAATTTTTTTAACTTGTGTGCCATTTTAAATAGATGTTATTTCAATTGTAAATTCGTCTTGATTGTTTATCTCTCGATCTAGTGTTTTACCAAGCAACATTTTAGCAGCCGTCTTTTCCTTTTCAAATCGCTTCGCAACCGAATAGTTTTTAGTGTCCTTTGTTTCTGCTATTAACAATTCTCTGTCAATCTGTCTGCGCTCTGTAGAGTTTGAACGATTGTGGGCATTTGCTAAATACATATTAAGAACGTCTAACTCCCATGCGGCCTGAATGTAATTCGCGAAGTAAGTAAGGTTGTTGTCTACATAAATCTGTGAATCAAAGTGCGCTGAAATATTAAAATTCAACCCGTTATTTGATACTCCAAATGAGTAGTCAGCAGCCTGTGGACTTGCTCCAATCCCATTACACGTATAAGCTACGAATCCATCAAACTTCAAAGGGTCTATTGCAGCTCCATTTGTAAGTACATTTTGAGAATCAACTACAAACATCCACTTGCCTTTACCGTAAAATGTATAAGGCACATCTTCAAATACTAACCTCCCGTCCACATTAGGATTTAAGGTGAGCGTAGTAATGAGTTGGCCTTGATTAATTACGTAAAGGTTTTGTGGTGTTGCTGTTGTTGCTTGAAATGCAACTTGATTGACTGTTATCTTCACATAATCTGACCCTTTCGGTTCAAATACCCAACCAGCATAATCACCAGATAGTAGCGTTGGCGAATCTGTTTCCGCTACCTCTGAGATACTATACAAGTATTGTGAATCTACCAGCCTTTTAGTTAGATTGATGTTTCGTAAAGCGTTATCCATTGAACGTAAAAAGAACGATTTAATTCTAAGCGAATCTAAATTCGTTGCTAACCATTTTGTTGGACTTGATACAGGCGTGTTGCCTATATTAACTTCTGAGATTGATTGATAAATAATCCCTCCACTGAGGACAATATCAGTCAACTTTCTACTGTCTGTAAATTTACCGTAAGTAGTTCCAGCGGCATAAATCGCGGGTGTGATACTCAGATTAGGCAAAAAAGACAATAGATTATCCACCGTAATAGATGGATGTACCCCTGAATTGAGATACATCCCTCCATCGGGCGTTCCTACTAATTCAGAATCCAAAGAAACTGAACTAGTAAAATCTTCTGATATTGTAAGAATCAATGACACTACGCGAATGTAATTGCACCAGCAGCCGTAGCTACTCCACTAACATACCAATTAACACCATCACATTCCAGATCGATTCTATCGCCTAGAGTTTCAGCCGTAGCTACAAACGTAATAGTTGTTTCGTTCGCAGCAGGAACAAATGTGCTATTCACAATTGCACCGCCTTGAATAACAGCAGTAGTGGCAACAACAGTCCAAGGGGTAGTTGCGAAAGCAAGTCCTGTGATAATCGTTGCTTTAAATCCTTTAGCAGCCGTAACAGCAGGTAAAGAAATTGCAGCACCCACAGCAGCACCTAAAATAAAGGTTTTCCCACTATCCTCAGATGTTAGGGTTTGAGCAGCAGTAACTGTCTCAATTCTTGAGTGTGACTTCCCGTCATCCTCAATCCAGACGCGAGTACCGTCTGTTTGCATTAAAAAATATCCCATGTTTTCCTAAAGAATTAAGTTGTTAAACCTTTGATTTTTACGATGTCGTTTGCTCTTGTAGCAATTGCAGAGTTATATCTGTAAACGATATAGAATCTCAACCAGATAGCCATTTCAGAGAAATGAGTCATGATCATGTTTGAATCTGTACCAGCACCAACCAAAGCCGTAGCGTTAGTCGCTTCGTTGTTTACATAGATGTTTGCTCTCATTCTTGCAAATGGCAATTCAACGTCTGTGATAGACCAAGTTTTTCCAGCAAATGAAGTTCCGTTACGGAAGTCAAAAGGGAAATTCTCAATGATACCAATTGCACCATCACGTAGCAAATAACCATTGAAAATATCTGAACCAGCAGCAATATTTCCAGACTCGTACATTTGGTTTGTAGGGTACATTCCAAGAGCAGCTAAGTCTTTTGTATTGTTCATTTGATATTTTAATTGTTCTGCTTTTTGTACAGACAATCCAGCACGGTTTGTTACAACACGGTAGTTACCCGGAAGTTCATTTGCAGCCATTAGGTGTTCTAAGTTGAAGAACATAGTTTCCTTTTGTGCCGCTTTGTTGATCTCCAAAGTATCAGTACCAGCGTTGAACGAATAAGTACCATCACCTTGTGATACTTGAGTAGTGTAAGACAACGCTTGAGTTTTTCTAGCCTCCAATACGGTGGTTAGTTGTGTCTCAACTTCGTTACCCATTGCATAAGCGATATTTTTCATCACTTCGCGTTTCACCATTTCAGCGTCCATTGCGTTGTTCGCAAATTGACCCGGGTAGTGACGGAATCCAGAGAACACGTCTACAGCCGTAAAGGTGTATTGTGCAGATTCTGGTAAGTTGTTTGGGATAAATGAGAATCCCGGTGTAGTTGTTACAGTTACCGTTTGATCTTTAATCACTGGTAATTGTACATCTCTTAATGAAGAAAGTGTACGCAATTTTTCCACGTCGCTAGGCATCAGATATTGTTCTGTTGCTGGTGTGCTGTCTTTTACAGCGTCAACGATTCCTAACTGCGAAAAACGTTTCTCATTAGTTGCGTTGGTTGACTGTATGTCTAACCAATCGGTTGCATCTAAAAAAGCCATTGTTTTTTAATTTGTTAGTTTATAATTTATTTACTTGTTTTCGCAGTCTGTTGCGTATGTTCTTCTTGTAAGGGTTCTATCCCTTGATTAATTTAAGGTACTTGCTAAATTCAGCAGCGTAATTTGGGCTTGTTATAGCCACGCCTGATTTTGTTAAGTAGTCTTTTATAGCGTCAGATATTTGGTTATTCGTTCCATTTGCGGGAACTTCAAACGGCACTCCCTCTACTGTTTTCTTTTCAATTTGTTTATGGTTTAATCCATTTTGTTGTCTGCCTTTTAATAGCGCTTGGAGTGTTTCGTCCTTTGCCACCAATTCAGATAACTTTGTTTGCTTGTACTGATTCTCTTTATCAATCGCAATTGCTTCACCGTCTATAATTTCAATAGTGTTTTTTGCTAAAACTCCTTTTTGAAATTCATCCCATTTAGCTTTTGCTTCAAAAGCATTAACTGTGTCAGGAAATGATGGTTTAACATTTGTAAAAGCAACATTCAATTTAAGCCCTGAAAGTTCCTGACCTAAAGTGTCTGCTTGGGTTGCTTTTTCTTTTAACACATCGTAATCAGCATACTTTTTAAGAATCTCATCCTTTTCAGATTTCATCTTTTCATACTCATCTTTCAATGAACCAGCGTCTTTTACTCCTTTGATCTTTTCTTCGTAATCAGTTTTTAGCTTGTCTAATTCTGATTGCTTAGATGAAACAAACTCAACACCGGAACGCTCGTAATAGTCGGCGATCTTTTCGCCTTCTTTACGTTTAATTCCAGTTAGTTTTTCAACACTCATTGCAGCGCCTGACAAAATACCTTGCGCGTCTTTGTGTGCTTTGTCCTTCCATTCTGTTTCAACTTCAACGATCTTTGTTTTACCGAATTCTGTTACGGCTTTAACTTGATCTTCTGATAGTTTATTTGTTTCAATGAACTCTTTACTTAATTCCATAGTCTGTTATGTTTTTATTTTACTTGTTTAATCATTTGCCCATCGTGTAGGTCAACAAATGCGTATTTAAAATCTCCATCTGTTTTTTTAATGCAGACTTTTCCCACTTTTTTGGAAGGGAGTGTAATTTCTACACCATCACTTCCAGTTACTTTTTGTTCTTCTGACTCGAAAATCAAAACATTTGCGCCTGATAATCTGCACAAATAAGTATTCCCTGCTGTTAATTCGCTTACATTCATAATCTGTTATGAGTTTTTATATTGGTTAATTACTGTTTTTCTGCAATTGCAGCGTTCAATTTTGCTAGGCTCAATTTGTGGTGAGGTTTTTCACCATACAATTCTTCGTACTTAGCGCGAGCAACTTCTAATTCGTCAGAACTTTCAACAACCTTTTCAGATTTTGGAGTAGCGCCATTAACCAGCGCGTTTATTTTAGCTTCCAGTTCTTTGATTTTCTCTTGTTCTGGTGTTAGTTTTGCTTCTGGTGCTGACAAACAAGACTCAATGCGTTTAATCAGTTCAGGCGAAACTTCAATTTCTTTGATTGATCCATCTTTTTGAACAACACCGTCTGTTGCCTTAATGAATTTAATGCGTGTGAAAAAATTCTTTGCTGATAGCAAGAAAATATCAAACTGCTTTGTGTTGTACTCCAATTTCATCAAATGATTCTCAGATGTCACATTTCCTTGTGCATCGTAAGTCACTTTTCCTTGAAAAACCTGAAGTGTTAAAATTACTCTTTCCATTTACTTTTATATTTGTGCCGTCTGTGGCGTTTGTACTTTCTTTGCACCAGTCTTGTTTACTAAACCTCTTAATTCTACTGATTCCATTTCTAGTAAAACTGCCGCGCGGGTTTCTGGTGACATTTCTTCAATCATTTTTAGCGTTGCTTCTGACTCGCTTAGTTTCTTTGTTTCAGCATCTGCTATAATAAGTTCAGACAAAAAGTTATTCATCATGAGTAACTTTTCGCTTTTCGTCCCCTCTGTGTTATTCCAGAAGTAAACTAAGTCCCCATATTTTGCCTCAAACATGCTTAACCAATAATGAAAACGTGTCTGAAGTTGGAACGTGATTTTATCTACTGAACCCTTTTCGATTGCTTTTTCAAAATCTACATCAGCCGAATACGGCATTAATTCGTACATCAAAACTTGCCGCTCTTTTCGTTCTGCATTAAATCTATTTTGATTCTTTGACAGTCTTAGTAGAATGTTTTTACGCTCAATCGGGTTTGGAGACTTTTTGAATAGTTCGTATAGGTCATTCTGAGATTCTAAAAAGAAGTCAGAGCCATAGAACGCATCATTTGTAACATTATCAACACCGTATCTAAGCCCCAACATTTTATAGTCTGTACGCTTTCTTACACGGCTTAACTGTGCTGAAATCGATCTTAGTCTGTCTTCTGCGCTTACAAAACCACCTTTAACCTGTAATTCGTTTTTACGGTCGTTGGTCTGGTCTGCCATATCTCCTAAGATTGTCTTTAGGATTGAATCTTTTATTTCCGCGATACGCTCGTTTAGATATTTAAGAGATTCAACAGGAATGTAAAAGAAGTTAATGAATGACTTTACAGCCTCCATATCCAAAGAACCGTCCTCACGCTTAATCATTGGTACTTTAATGATTGAGCCTGTTTGTAGTGGTGAACGTGAACCAGCAACCTCAGAACCGAATTGATCTGATTTTTGCCCTCCAATCTCACGGGCTGCCATTGGTTCTTTATCCGTTGAACCTTTGAAGTCCTCACCGTTTGCTTTTTCCTTAGTCTGTAATTGTGTTACAATAGGAATAGCCCCGTTTGGCTCAGTCATTCTTTGTAAAGTCTTTAGGAAAACGTATTCCTCAAATTCTTCACGCACGTATGAGAAAATAGATTTACGCACTATATCGTCATCACCGAATGCCTCGTTGCTAACATAGTCTGCTGGGCAAATACCCAAATCATGCGGAATGTTTTTTAGCTCGTTGTAATCAGTGTCGTAAAAGATATACGCCTCGTCATCCATGTAAACAAATCCTTCGATATGCTTTTCATCGATTTCAATACAACCAGAATAAGCAATTTTCTTAATTACTGATTTTCTGGACTCAATCGCTATGACATTCTCAATAGAGATTAACTCCCTGTAAGGCTCATTAACCTCTTCCATGTCAACAACTATAATATCGTTGTAACGGAATAAAATAGCATCAAACAACCAAGTGTTTAAATTTTCACAGTCAAGTTCTTCTGGTTCTTGAACCTCAGTTCCTTTAATTGTGTATTTGAAATAAGAATCTTCAGCAAAGAACACCCGTGCTAATTGCGGCTTAATAGTGTCGTTTACTAAACGTGATGAAGCGACAGGGTTGCGGAAATATTTATAGAATGATAGAAAGTTATCAGTTCTGAAAACTGTTTTTACCCAATTGATAAATTCATCGTCAGTTTTGTATTTGCGTTCAATCCACGTTTTTAGATACTCTTCTGTGATATCATCTTGGATTTGTGACCGCGTAAAATAAGACAATTGTTTTTGCTGGCGCTTTGCTTCTGCTAAGTGCTTTGCTCCAATACGAGATTTTACGAAGTCTTTAGACATTAATTATGGTCGGTAGTTATCCAACAAATAATTTAGTAATTAGACAAAGGTAATAATAAATTCTACACTACGTTAATATTTTATCAAAAAGATTTGTTTTGATGAAATTATTTTTTATTTAAAAAGAATCAGATAATATGATTTTACTCTTATATTTGTACTGAATCAATGTTTATTTGAATAGTACCCTCTTTTTTTTATTTAGAACACTGACGTTATAATCATCCAAAATCTAGTTCTGCATTTTGAGCATTCGTAAACACCTTGAGCTAATTTCTTATTCTCGGTCAATTCACTTTTACAGTTTGGACAATATTTTATGTTAGATTTCATTTTGAATCCGCGTTACTCTTTTCGTAATTTATTTTCCTAGTGTACTTTCTTGAACTCTTTTTATCCTGACCTGTGTTGTGCCAACCGTCACACTTTTCACAGAAGTACGGAGTCAGTTCTATTCCTTTATTGCGCTTCAGTTCCTTTGCCTTGCTTCTGGCAACCTTTCTTGTCTTGAATGTTTTCTTAGCGCAGAAATCGGTCATTTTCATTATTTCATTCGCATAAAATATCCATCCTCCATGTAACCTCTAAAGTGCCACAACCCGTTTACAATTAAATAGTCATTTTGAAACTCGGTAAGGGTAGTTATAAATGCCTCGCTTCTTAGAGAGTCCATGACAAATAGTTTACCTTCACAAGTTATTTCGGCTGCGATAAAATGCTTCTTACTTTCCTCTGTCTTTTGAACGTCAATGCAAACAGGAATACTAATTACATCTTCGCCTATTGGTTTTATACTACTTACATCAATTGGTAGTTTGCCACCAAAACAATTAAAATACAGAGGCTCTAAAAACAGGTTGAAACCATCTTCAATAAGCCATTTATTTAGTTGGCCTGTATTGTTCCCGTATTGACTCTCATTCAGGCGTTGCCTTGTAATTATCGATTCTTTTTGTAACGCGTTGGCTAAAGAATACAATCCACACCCATAGCCAAACTCTTGTTGAAATATCTTCATCATTTCCCAAATTTAGAACGTTTCACTTTATCTTGTCTCTTAGTCTTTACCAATTCCATTTTCTCAATAACTAAGGTTGATCTGTTATTTAGCCAGATGCGTTTACCACGTGCAGCAGAACCATAAGCAACACCTAAATATCTACACGCACCTATTAGGCTAGTGAAAGCCTTACGCTCGTTTGTTTCGTTTCTTGAGGCTATGTAGATTGTCATAGGTTTATTTCTAATTCTTTTCCTGTTATTAATTTGTAGATGTTTTGGAAGTCGTGCAAATAAGGTGATTCAAATATTTTATCGTCGTCGCTACCAATAAAAATTCTTATTGTTCCGTTGTAACATATCGCCTCACAATTTGCATTCGGGTAGCAGCCGTCTTTGTAATCAAACAAAAATCTATTATCTTTAAATCCTATCTTAACGGCTATTCCTTCGTTTACTTCAATAGGTGCGATCCATTCATCGTAAACGTAGACTTCTGGCAGTTCTTCAATACTAGTGCAAGCCCTGACGCTTGAACGGTTAATGTTGTAAACGGTCACAATCTCATCTTCTAAAGATTCCGATTGTCTCACCCATTTTACTAGGTTGCCTATTCTTAACTCACTTGTTGCTATCATAACTTTATCCATCTGATTAATTCGTGTGCCCTGAAAGCATTTATTATCAATAATGTCTCTGGCCTTTTCTTGTCCTACTAAAAATCCCTCCTTGATGTATTCAAAAAAGAATCCTAAGTAATATGGCACAATGGCAATTATTACAAATGTTATATTATACAAAAATCGCTTTATCATTTCTTCCAAGGCTTTAGTTCCGACTCAAACGCTGTAACCTGAATGTCTTTTGTGTTGTGGATGATGGTGTATTTTACAACATGTGTAGGCGCATTAAAAGTAACGTGTCCGGCTGAATCAATAGATGCCGAAGCAAACGGAAATAGCAACTCCTTTTCCACTTCAGTTTTCAACACCCGATAACACTCACCCTTATAAATAACCTTGCCTTTGTATTTTGGCTGGTGTTCTAGGCTTAGGATTCTACCTTCAATGTTTATTAGTTGGGCTTTTATTGCGGATTGTTTTGTATCGTCAATATTTCTTTGAAGTTTGTCAGTCATATTTTTTGCCTCTCGTTCCATTTCCGAAAAGACCTTTGAGAGACTATCCGCATCAAAAATATCAGAGGCTTTAATCGGACTCGTTTTCTTTTTCTTCACAAATAATCCAAGTACTGCAATTCCCATAACAACATATCCTATTGTTAAGACGATTAACCACACTTTTTCGATAACTGTCATATAATTTTAGTTTTTAAATGTGTACAAATATACAAACTTAGAACGTTAAAACAAACGGTTTTTGAGAAATTTATTCAAAATCTACTGAAAGGTTATCTAATTCGTGACTCATTAACGCATATCTAGCAGCACTCCACCCATGATCGTGACCATCAATAGGCTGGTTAATCAATATTCCATTCACCTCTTTGAATCTGTAATTCTCTTGTTCAATCTTCATTTTACCCCACAAATGATTCTTAACTATGTGGATTTTGTGGGACTTCATTACAGTTAGCCAGTACATGATTGACTTAGTTTTTGAGACTTTCGACACCTCCCAACCTCTATCAAATAGATCGCGCACCATTTGAACTACACCATGTTTCTCTGATACGTATCTATCTGCGCTATCACAGGTTATAGGAACGTATTTAGATACTCCCATAGCGGTTAATGCAGCGTCTAATTCGTCAGGCGTTGGGATTGGCTGGTAGATTAGCAACTCAAAGTAGATATTTTTACCTTCTTTCGCAAATCGCACTAAGGCTGTCTCGTCTGATGAAAACCCAAAATCTAGTCCAAATGTGTACGCCAAATCAGGGAATTTGTCAATCCATGTAACCAACTTAAATATCTGGCCTTGCATCGCGCCACGTAGTCCTAGCCCGTAAACCTTCCACATAAATTCGTCTGCCGTCCCTTGTTCGATATTCTTTGGGTGTGGTGGCGGTTGGTTTAGCTCAGTAATTGGTTCGTCCTTATACAATAGCACACCGTCTGGCGTTACTTCGTATGAATTAGGTAACCAAGGTTCGTACGCCTTTATCTCGTTGCGCTGACCTGCCGGTAAGAATGGATTATCTAACTGAGTGGTGCGTATGTATTTTGTGTCTGGTCTGGTAATTACTGAATCAAATACCCAATGCTGCGTAAAAGACGGGTTATAGTCCAGAAAAAAAGCCTCGTTACACCTCTGATTTAACTGTTTGAAGTCAGCAAAATCAATTTCCATTGCTTCGTTACCCCAAATAATATCATGTCGCTCACCATGCGAACCCATTCCGTCCAAACCTGTGAAAAATATAACATTTCCGAAAAGATTATAACTCTGTGGGTGGGATTTGGTGTGCAGGCTCAGGTCATAAAGATTGTACATTTTCAGAATCTTCACAAAATCCTTTAAAACAGTCTTCTTTAAATCTGCGTAGGTACGTCTGAAAATTAGAATATCCTTGTTCTTATTCTCGTTTACCTGACAGTAGTACATTAGGAATTGTAGTATATCCCACGACTTGCCCGCCCCTGAGCCCCCTTCTAAAACGAATCCCTGCTTAGATTCGCTATCAAATACAAAGTTATCGTATATGAACTCAAAGTTACGGCCTACCTTCAGTTTCATTTGTTCGGACTATCTCTATCCCTGTGATCTTATTGATAGACTCACCATTGGTTGTAATATCAGTTTCAAACTTATCCTTCCAATTGAAATTCTTTAACGCGAATATAGCGCCTGTGCATGCCTTTGTGTTGAGTTGTTGCTCGTAATGGCTCTCTATTACTGACCTTGCCCTTTTTATGGGGTTAGCAAACTCATCTTTTTTCTGGTATTCGTAAAGAGAGATTTTATCGCAGAAACCTAAGAATAATGCTAGTCCTGTGATACTTGGGTAATTCGTTCTTAGCAGATTGCCTTGCTCATCGTATTCATGAACGCAAGACTCAAAGTACTCAACGATCTTTGTCTCCATGTTTTTTGCAGACTTATACATAGGCGGTCTCCCTCCGTTGTTTCCTAATGCGTACTTATTTCCTTTTGGCGCTCCCATGACTAATTGAATGGCTTCAGTTTCTTTTTGATTTCTGCAATGCGTCTAATTTTTGCTTTGTTTCCGTCTAGCATTATCTGAGGCACTCTTAATTTGTTTACCTCTGACTCTAAGTATAATAACTCACGCGACAGTATATCAACCTCTTGTGGGGACAACTCTACTGTTTCGCTTTTTGAATCAATGTAAATTCTCAGAATCGTTAAAACAATAACAATTGCCGCGATAATAAACAAAGTTGTTACTATTCCTGTCATTTTGTGTAGTAATAAACGAATTTAGCCTTATTGATCTTTGCGATGGCTTTTGATCTTAGAATAGGGTCAACTATTGAGGTTGCTATGTCCAGCTCCATTTTGCGTTCTGCATTCCATTTCATTCTGGCTGCCTGAACGTCTTGGTGGTTGTGTATTGTTTGTTTTTCTGCGACTTCCATAATTCTGTTTAAGTTCGTCAATGTTTTTATAGGTGGTCTTTTGTGACCGATAGATTACGACAATAGCGCCCACCCTAGCATAAAAATAACAGTAGACGCCTTAGCTATTACTCCAACAACAAAAGATGCTGCCAAGACAATTAAAAGCGCACTGAAAGGCTTTAAGATGTTTTCCTTTACCCAAAACCAGTTAATCCAATCTGTTAATTTTTTCATACCAATGCTTTTTTAGTGTCGCTTATTGCTTTATCTGTTAAAATTTTAACGTATTCCAGCGGGATTCTAGTTGATTCATTTTGTTCTGCGAATTTCCATGCAGCGTGATTAATTACCTCAAAAACCTTGTTTAAACTCACTAAGAAATCAGAACCGTTTTCAGGGACTTTCAATTCTTCAATTACTCCGTTGAATCCTTTGATTGCGATTGAATCAGATTTAAACATTTTTGCGATCTTTTCAGAATTGGTATAAACCAACTTAAGACGCTTAATGGTCAAGTCTGATAACTTATGTTTTTCTGATGCTGTCATTTACTTACAGTCTAACGTTTGGTTTGTACTAATAGTTTCCTGAAGTTCTTTCATTTCCTTATGCGTTCCTTTGAATGTGAAATTGCTTTCAATAGTTGTTTCACCTACTTTTGTGGTCACGGTGCAATTGTAAGACTTTTCACACGAACAAATTAGGAATAATCCTATTAGTGATAATGCTTTTAATGTTTTCATAGACGCAAATATAGTCAATTATTTCGATGTGCAAACTCACAAATGATAAAAATATGTATCTCATGTAAGAATCTTCTATCTTTATTTTTGTAAGATACCCACTCACCAATGGCAGTTGGCTTTTGTTTTGTTATTTTTATGTATGGGTACATGGCTAATCAATTTCAGCTAAATTAGGAGTATATTGGTAATAAAAGTAATCTCGACGGCATAAATGGTATTTTGCGCTAGTTATTTTAGCAGAATGCCCATTCGACTTGTTTCGGTTCTTTTGTTTTATTTGTTGAGTCAAAGATAAGAATATTATTTTAATTTCCAAATAAAATTTAAAAATAAATAAATCAAATTTTTACTTTAACATCAATACTTTTCAATTTATTTTCGTACTCAGGACTCTCTGCGTATTTCCACTGGGTTAAAAATAAATAATAATCTGCACAATCTTCTGTGATCCTTTCAGCTTGCCAAATTTTATACGCCTGAATTGAATGTCTCCAATGGTCATAGATTTTGTAACCGTAAACGTTGGAACTGTCTTTAACCCCTCCTTTCATACCCAGTAAATTATTTCTCTTAAGGCAGTTGTGAGATGTAAAATGTCCCGTCTCCAACAAAACCTGACGTAAAACTATCTCAGAGAATTTAATATCTACTCTCATTATCTCTGCATAAACGTTCTCCTTTGTTAACTCGTTGGAAGGGTAAACCATGCAAGTCTCTGCCTTGTTGACGGTTGGGATTAGTTTTTTATTTTCACTATTGTAAATCAATACGCAGTAAAATATAATTATAGCAGAACCTACAATTAAATCAATTTTTGTGCTTGCTTTCATATCTCTCTATTTAATTGTTAATCAACTTTTTAAAATCTTTAAACACACTTTCAGTATATTTTTTAGCGTCATCTAAATTTTCAAATTTCTCAGTGTAACCGCCTTGATTTGATGAGCATGGGAATAGAAGATGAACAAAAAACAAATCGCAAACACCTACTTTTTTACCTGTAACAACCTTACCATCACTTACAAATCCAGTGACCCAACAAATCATGAATCCGTTATAGTAACATATTCTTGCCCAGCGCCCCATTTTATCAGTTTCTGAGTCCTCTGAATAACGAGTAAGCCAAACGAATCCTTTATTATAAGGTTTCGGTAATAGCATTCTTTTATTTATTTTGGCTTTCATATTCTCATTTTTAGTTAAAAGTTTTACCAATCCAAAGCGCAGCCATCAAGCATACGCAAAATATTATAAATGTCCTGTCTTTCATAATTCTATTTTAACATCGGTGTTATTAACTCCCTCAAATCTACAAACTTTAATTTAAATTCCTAATAAAATATGAAATATTATTTTTCAGGTGGTTTAATGTCCTCTAAAATCTCCTTTATTATCTCGCTTATGTGTCTCATTTTAAAATGGTATTTCTGTATTTGTATCTCCGTTTATTACATTATCAAAGTGATCATTCCGGAATAAACTTGATTTCTTTTGCTGCAGGAAACTTTCTGTTTGCGGTGCCATAAAGCGATCATAGTACCTTCCGGATGGTACATGGTAATTAAATTCAACCTCTGCACCTATCTCACCTTGAAACGTGTATTTAGTTTTAAGGTTAGTAAATACCGTATGACCTGCATTGTTTTCATCTGCAAAGTATCTGTAAATACTATAACCGCAGTGTGTTTGATTACGGAAATCTGCAGAACCTGAACAATCGTAAAGCGTTGGTCTGGTGTAAATTCCGTTTTCCTTTTGCATTTTGGTAGGGTGAACCACTAGTATAATCAATACGTTATTGACTTGTGCAAACTGAGTGAGTCGCCCTAATATTGTGTTAATGTTTTCAATTGTCGATCTGTTTCCGGTATGTTCTACTTTATTCCAAGCATCGATTACAAAAATATTTATACCGAATGTAAACACCTGCTCAGTGAACCTTTCAAATATCCAATCCCATGTTGCAAAATTTCCTTGATCTGGACTTGTTAGATATAGTTTTTCTTTTGACCATTCAACGTACTGAGTTATTTCGTCTCTGCTTACTCTCGGTGAACCTTCAACATCAAAGAAATAGTTTTTACCAGTCATTTTTTGCACAAATGTGCTTTGGTGTAATTCCATTGGCATGTGTTCCGGACTAAAGAAAGACGCTTTATAATCGTTTTCTATTAAGTAATTCAGAACTAACCACTCAGTAAAATTTGATTTACCATGTGAAGGTATTCCGGTTGCAATCGTTAACTGACCAAACATCGATTTATAAATCTTATTGAATCGGTTGAAGTGAGGGTTTAAAATTTGTATCGTTGGTGGTAATCCGGAATCGTATAACTCAAATAGTTTATCCTGCAGATCAACACTTGTAAAAGTTCCGGACACCGGATAACGTGAAGTATTGTAAGCACTCTTATCCAATACTCCGGAAATCAAATCTTCATTTGCATCTTTGCCTGACCAATTAACTCGTTCACATCTGTAACGACCTAATCTTTGAGCCATCTTTTCGGCTATCTCATTTCCTTTCTGGTCGTTATCTACACCAATGTAAAACTTTTTAATGTCTTTCAAATATGGTTCAGAGTTTATCCAATACTGATCGTTATCATTTGCGCCATTCGGAACGCTTACAACATTCTTAATTCCGAACTGAACTAAAGCCAGAACGTCAAACTCACCTTCGACAATATACAATTCATCCTGACCAATGGCAGCGTTAATGTTATACATAATTGGTTTACCATCCTTTGACTGAGTGAATCCCTTTGATCCAGAACGGTATTTTTTATTAACCAATGTTTCACCCTCAAAGTAATTGAAAACGATATTAGTAACTTCTTTTTTATCTGCAGGCTGGTAGTATATTTCTTCTGATATCTGCAGTTCGTTTAATGTGAACTGTTGAATCTTACGGCCTTCACAATACTTAACCATCCGGTCTGACAACTTGGTATAGTTTGACCATGTTTGAGCCGGAAGCACATACTTACGTTCTGTTTCTTTTTTTACCGTATCTCTAAAAGTCAAAGCGTTACAGTAATGGCATTTACCAAAGCCATCAGTTAGATTTATCTGCAGTGATTTATCAGATTTGTTTGTTCGTTGGTGGTTGCACTCCGGACATTTGATTTTTATCTTTCCGGAGAATTTACCCTTTAGGTCAAGTGTTGACCAGTCTATAAAATTGTTCATTATCCTTTAGGGTTTTGGCGTTTAATTGTGTCAATGTAAGGTAAAGTATTATTCAAGGTGTTTTTCCAATTGATTATTTTTTCACCTTTACCGGTAGTCCAATTATTGAATGACCATGATTCGTATTTTTGCTTTAATAGATTTGGATCAACGTTTGGCTTTTTTAACTGAGCATATTCTAAAAATTCAATGAAGGTTGGAAACAAGTTATTATTTTCTTTTTCTTCTTTAAATTCTTCTTCTTCTTTATCTGTTGTCGCTTGCTTGTCGCTTGCTTGTCGCTTGCTTGTCTTTTGACGTGCTGGTAGCTTGTCGGTTGATTGGTACTCATTGTACTTAACCACAGTAAAGACGGTGTATTCAGCGTGTCCTTTGCTTGTCAGTTCGCTTGTCGATTCAAGCTTGGAAATCGCAGTCCTAAGTGAACGCAAACTCAAACCACTTGATTTTGCTAGGTTTGCGAGAGATGAAATAAACGAGCCTTTTTTGATCTCAACGCCACGCCATTTTGTATCTTCATAATTAGCTTTTAGAAGACAATGAATAAATAATAAACGGCAATTTGTATCTGAATACCATTCCCAGTCCAAAAGTTTTCTATGTACTTTAATCCAACCGCTCATAATAATTTCGCTAATCGTTTCAACTCACTTGCAAGTTCAACAGCTTCATCTTTTGATAGAGTAATTATAAATGCAGGCATTTCATTTTCATCCGGTTGTTCTAAAAAAATCTTACCATTCTGATTTAGCCCAACGGTTAAACTGTTTTCTGTTACTTCATCATCAATTCTTAAAACTTTGTAAATCATATTTTTGGAATAAAAAAAAGACCGCCCTAAAAATTACTCCCCCTCCGACAGGGTTGCAAAATTTAGGAACGGTCAATAATAATTTTTTCATTGTCGGAGTATTTGTGCAATCTTACGGATTAATTTTCAATCCACCAAATTTATTTCAATCTTTTTTTCAAAAAAGAGTAGGGCAACCACGCCCCACTCACTACAACAAACTACTGGAGTACGACCTCCTTTTCAACCTTCACGACAGTTAACGGGTTAGTTTAATCCTCTTACTCCACTCATTGAGATAGAATAATTAGGACTGAATTTTCTTAGGTTTTCTGTGAACTCTCTTTTTCTCAGTTGCCAAATTTTATCTTTAGCCAAGTTCAAATGCGTTTTTACGTAATGTAAAACAGTGGCATGATCTTTACCACCACATTCAGCCCCGATCTTATTCAATGAAAGTATAGTATTAGTGTAAAGATATGTAGAGCCCATTATTCTTGCATCTACGAACTCCCGTTTTCTTGACTTTGATTTGTATTGTTGCAGAGTTATGCCCATCGTTTTACAAGCACAAGCCACTACAATATCAGTAGGATAAGCAAGGTAGTTTTGAGGGTTTTTAAATCGGTGTATTTGATCTGCAATGTTTATGTGCATTTGCATCTCTGCGTTTTCTTGTCTATCTGTGTTCATAAAATTTACTTTAAAAGTGATTTATAATATTCAATTCCTTTTTCAATTCCTTCACGATTCCATTTACCACCGATGTAGTATTCATTCTGTAATCTACCAGCCTTGTAATTTTCAGCCATTCTAAGAAGGTCGTTATAGTTTTCTTCACCAATTTTTGCTTTTAGGTTTATACCGTACATTATTAAATGGCTTTCGTCGTAACAATTGCATCCGGCACATTCACCGTTTACATTAAACTCATTAAACCGTAAAGCCTTATAACCTGACACGGCAAAATAATGTCCCGCTTGAAGTTCATTAAACTTACCACAAGACTGACAAGGCAAACCAGAATCTCTTTGACGAATGAACGCATTAAACACCGTTTGAAAATCCTTTAGAAGTGTCTGTAACTTCTTTTGTTTAGGCTTACGTTTCACCTTTACCGTTGGCACTGATCGTTTACGCCAAGACTTTTCGTATTTAGCAGCCTTGTATTGGTTACCCGCTTCGATACATTCAGAAGTTTCACGGCAATAAGGCACGTTAAATTCTGTTTGCTCAAAATCGCATTTGCATTTTTTACACTTAGCCATTTGTCTGTATTTTGTTTGCACTCATTGTTGATCTGATTGATTCTAAAACCTTCATTCCACTTGCTAAAAGTTGCCTGATCTTATACATCTCTGGGACTTCGTAATCTGCTTGTCTCTCTTTTGCGGCAGCACTCTTTTCTTTAGAGTTGAAATACGACCAGTTCCAATCTTTATTTGCTTTGATCTTATGCTCTGCTAACCAATGAAGGTTAACTGATAAGTCTCTTAGGATTTTCGATTGTTCAAGAGTCAAAGACAACTTCTGAATCTCGTATCTTTCAATAGCAGAGTTTATGTTTTCGAGTACTTGGTTTAAATCTTTCATAATTACTTTAGTTTATCTGCGTTCTTATTGTAGAACCAATCAGGAACATCAAATTCAATTACTGGAACTTGCTTTTCGTCTCCTAAACTGGTTGTACTCTTTTCGATATTTGTCATTAATGATGTAGGTATGTAAATTGAATCTTCTAAAAAGTGACCAGAAGCAAAGCCATAAGCCTTGCCCCTGATTCCTTTTATTGATTTGCCTACAAATTTGAGACGCATTAAATCTGCTTTAGATTTTTGATGTTTTCTTTGGCGATTCTTGCAAGGTTAAAAGCATAAGCATTTAATGCTTCCTCAGTCGGTAGGACTAATCCGTTACCACTTGACGAGTGGACGTCAATAGCGCCCTTTAAACACACTTGATAAAGGATATTATCAGAATTATCTACGTACTCTTTTTTTTGAGAGCCAGAACCACCACCTGAATAACCGTTCGTTTGAACTTTAGAGACCGAACCCTTATTGTTTCCTTTTGGGTCTTGTCCTTTTACTTCGTACTCAACTTCATCACCTACTTTGAAAGGATTTTGAGTCTTGTGATTTGCATTTAATTCTGTTGCATCTTCCATCACGTACTTGTGGGTGTAATAAGTTTCACCTTCTTTTTCCCATGTTGACATGAAATCAACCTTTGCAACCTTACTTACTTTTTTCATTTGTTTTTGTTTTTGTGGGATAAATCCCTGTTTATATTTAGATACTAATTTACGCTTTTTTACTCATTTTGCCTACCAATTGTGCAAGTCTTTCGATTTGTTCTTTCAACTGATCCACTTCCTCTTGGTGTTGCTTTTCTCTTTTCTTTTCACGCTTCATCATTTCCATGTTGATTTGGCTTTGCCCCTCAGTCATTGAAAGTATCTCACGTTTAAGGTTGTAGATTTCATCCCAATTCGATGTTAGGTCATCACTTATTACAGAATCAGCGTATCGCTTTGCCTCGCGTTTGATCTGAGCCTCTTTTTCTTTGTCTATAATGTTTATCGTTTCCATGTTGTAACATTTTATTTGTTGGGTCAAATATAAATACTTTTTTTAATTAAACGCAAAAAAATAATTTATTTTTTATTTGGAAGTGTCAAATATTATTTATTACCTTTACCGAAATTAAAAACGAGATTA